GAACGAAAAGGTCCAGAGGACCTCTTCCTCTTTTGATTATAACGAGCCATAATGATTCAAGGGGCCTTCGGCCCCTTATATAGGCCGGCCGGCCGGCGGTGCCAGCTACAGCCCTGAGTCCGCACGGCAATGGGCCCTGGTCCGCTTCGCTACCCGGGCCCACCGCGTGCGTGACTCAGAGCGCCGGCCAGGAAAAATAATGTAATCCTGCCCGGCAAACATGGTTCATGGAAAGAGTGATAATTTATTCCATGTTTTTTAATATTATCCTCCTCATAAGAGCGGGAAGCTGAACATTGGGTTCTCCAGCAAAGCTGAATACATCACTTGGATGGAAGTTGCTTGTGATAATGAAATTATCAGCATACAATGCAATCATCCCACCCTTATTTTCAACTAAACACTTGTATCTATCAAACCATCTAAGAAGATGGTTTATATCAATACCATTAGGACCGAAATCATCTATTATTACATTTTTTTCACACATATATCCATTCCACCACTTCGTTCTTGGTTCTTTCACATAGGCTTCTGGAAGAGTTGAGTGGGCCAATCTGGATTTTCCGACTCCTGGTGGGCCATAAATCCATTGAACTTTGATATTGGGTCGTTCGACTGGAGGCTTGAGGGCCAAAGCATTTCTGAGCATGTTAGCTCCGGAAAAGATGTACGTTCCGGGGAAGGAATTGGCGTATTCAACCACTCCTGAATTTCCGAGTTCGACGGCAGCCATGAACGATCTTCCGAGTTCATCACGGGACTTACCTGAGGCTGCGCCTTCATTGAATGAACCTCCTTCGATAAAATTTCCACCTTTTGAGCAATACTCTCGATTTTGTCGAGCAGTACCTCTTGCGCTCTCGATATGGCACCTACTGCCAAGTTTATCCCGAACAACATTGAAAGTATGCCGTCGTTGAAGTGAGGCGTATCCTTGGAGATGAGGAGTTCCTGAATCTCCGACCTCACGGCCGATGATCCAGTATTTGGCTTCTTGCTCGAAGAAGCCTTTGAGTCGAGGGATATCTTCCTCTTCGACATAGTTATTGAGTGTAAAGCAAAAGTGCCGTAGCTGGCGAGACATTGAATGAACACAAACACACCCCTTTATTTATAGTCTAACGCTTGGCTAGATAGACAGGCGTTGGGGGTAATACTATACCCCAACGCTTGGTTACATAATACGTCACTGCTTACGCAGTTACATCCATAGTCATAGAACAATTAAAAGATTGAATATACGACACGCTAACAGCTGTCGCATCAATCGTATTACCTACTCCTAAATACCAATACATACAATCAGTTCCAGCTGTGAACAAAGTCGTATCGTATTGTTTAATCTTGGCGCGGAAGAAGAAACTTGCGCTTTGACTTCTATCCAATAATCCAGACCACTGCTTAATGATCTTGACAGATTCATTGGATGTATCTGTTGCTGAATGCGCGATGTCGATTGACTTTCCTAGAGCTCCTGCCGCTGGCGCCACTCCATTTGGCTTCACCCATATAGCATACAAACGATAATCTACAACTTCATCTTCTTTACTAGATAATGTAAATTTAGAATAACCTCCTCTCATAGTAACTTTTCCAATAGTGGCGGTAGGATTAGCACCATTACTATTAGTGTACTTAGTAATATCATCCAATCCAACAAACATTTGCTGATTCACATATGTGTAATTAACAAGTGAAGCCGGAGTTGACACAGTAAGTGCAATAGTATTATTAAGATTATACTTCTCTGAAGCCATAGTAGCATTCCAAAGTATATTCCTGTATTTCTTAGGTCGCATCTTTCTACCCATGGAAAACGGAGTACTAGTAACTCGTCCATTGACGGAGTTAATATATGAAGTTCTCGGCTTCTTCCTTGTGAATCTTCTTTTCTTCAACGAACGAAAAGGTCCAGAGGACCTCTTCCTCTTTTGATTATAACGAGCCATAATGATTCAAGGGGCCTTCGGCCCCTTATATAGGCCGGCCGGCCGGCGGTGCCAGCTACAGCCCTGAGTCC